TAATCGGGGGAGCTGAGGGCCCAACCACTGAGAATCAGGTTGAGAAATTCCATATCGTCTTAGTTGTTCTTTTTGGTCTTCCCATGAAGGAGCAGCAGCGGAAGGATCATCAATAAATTCTTGTAAACTAATCGGAAGTTTACCTCTTAATTTTGCAAAGTCACTTTCAGAAAGAGTTTCTGGTAAAGATTTAGGAATAATGGCATCCTTCTTCGGCAACGAGGGTACATCTGTAATTGAAGAATTTCTTATTCCAATATCAAAAGGAACAGAAACAGAACGACGGAGTAGTTTATCTTTTTGTTTAGGAGTTATTGGAATTGCTTTAGCAGCAGCTCTAATCTGTTCTTTCATCTCTTTTAAATTTTTAGTAGTCGCATTTTTTTTAAATTGTCGTAATTTTGCTTTTGCTAAATTATCAAGAGCTACTCTTTCTTTTCCTTCAGCAATCCATTTATAAATAGGTTCCATAAAAGAATTAAATATATCAAAGAAAAAATCGTCTCCGATATGTATTACAATTTTTTCATCATCTGTCCAAATCTTTCTATCCGCCATTTATTATTTCCTTAATATCCAAATACAGAATCTTGTACCTGATGTTGTTGGTCTGCTCCCCTGAAATATGAAGGGATAAACGAGCGATTGCTTTGTTGTGTCATAAACATATATCTTAATGCATCGTATGCATGATCTTCTGCTTTGGTATTTACATCTTCACTATTTGTTTTACTCAATGGTAATGTGGGCAGAGTACGAATTAGATTAGTACAGGTATTAAAGATACGAAGCCGTGGCTGGAAATTCTTATCAAGCTGTAATCTCTTATGTACTTCCTGCTTGCCTTGCATTCTATCGGAGTTAGATGGAATCCAGCGTAATCCCTTCTCAATCATTGTCAAAGCAATACTCTTTCCCACTCCCATTCTATTCCAACAGGACTTATCCAGAACGGAGAGATACATGGAAGGGTCATCTGCCTCCATCGTGAGAATGAGATCAGCTAAGTTTTCTGCTGTTTGTTTGGTCTGATATAACTCACGATAAATCCAGATGCACCCGTCCCAATCTACAGCACCCCATAGTACACAAGAGGGGCTGCTGAAGCCATAGTCACATCCACGTATTCTAATCCAGTTATACGGAAGTTCAACAGGGTCTACTATATGTTCTTTCTGTGAGAACTCACTAAACGCTGCACCTTCCGCTACATTCCAATCTCCATCCAGAAGTCTCTTTCTCTGAACTTCTGGTAAGGACATAAGCATTGCTTCGTATGTTCCATCCTGCATTAAGTAAGGGTTATCTGTTAAGCGAGCAGGGATGAACTTGCGAGCAAATAGCGGTATGCCCTCTTTTGCATGGCCCCTTCCGTATGCTAACGTATTGCCAGTATCGATATCTGTAGCCCAGAAAGGCTCATCAGGTGGGGCAGGATCAATAAACATCTGTTTAATCCACCAGCCCCCGATACCACCAGGGTTAGCAGTAGCTCTCATATACGTTTCGATCTCAGGATCAATAGTACGTAAACGAGAACGGAGATAGTTCCAAACAAAAGGAGTTGGATAATGTCCTAACTCATCAATACCAATCCATGAAAATGACATGCCTTGATATCTGTATACATCATCATCTTGATCTACATAACTAAAGAGTGCGGTTGCTCCCGAAGGAAATACCCACGTCTTTGTAGATTCTCTAAACTTAGCAGAAGGAAATGCTCTTGGATAAATTTGTTTACTTTTATCAATTAGTTCCGTTAGTTCTGCTAATGTTCTTCGTAGTAGTAATGCTCTATGATTACCATTAGAGGCATAACGTAACAAATCCATTAACATTGCATAGGATTTGCCACCACCTGCCGCACCACCATAGAGTACTTCTTTTTCCGGTGCAGCTAAGAAAGAGTATTGCGGCCCCACATTAGGTTCAAAGATAACATTACTATTAGGAGCCTTCTTATCTTCTTTTTTTCTTACAACCCCTTTCGTCTTAGGAGTCTTAGCTAGTTTACTTTTCTTAGTTTCTAATTTTTCTAGCTGTTCTTTTTTACGTCTTATCTGTTGATAGGTTTTTCTCTGTTCCTGTACTTTTCTACTTACATGATAATTTCGTTTAGGTTTATCATCCGACATAATTTATGGTAGTTTCTTTTTTCTTAGCCGGAAGAAGAACAATACCATGCACTACCTCTGCTCTGATATCAACTTCCTGTCGTTTACCAACACCAACTCTATCCAGAATATCAGCAGCAGCCTTCATTCTTGTTTCCATCTGTGAAGTTGGGATGGTGCCATCAGCATCTAAAGCTTCTTCCATTCTTTTGGCTGACTTGGCGGCTGCACCAGCAAGACTTGATTTGGTTCTTTCAGCAATCTCATTACGTAAACTATTAAGAAGGTTGGAACGAGAGCCAGGATGATACTCCGAAACTTCCATCGCTTCAACTACATTCCCACCATTAGAAAATAAACTATCTAAAAAGGTTTCTTGCTTCTTTGTCAAGCCTTTTTTAACAATACCTGTCATACTATCTCCTTAGTATCTTGGCGGAAGAGAGCTTCGCTCAACAACCACCTAGGAAAAGGACTGATGAATAGCCTTCTTTACGTATCTTCCGCCAAGATATTCTATGCCCTATTATATATTATAACGCTGTGGGAGGTTTTGTCAAGTCTTTTTTTTAAAAAATTAAAAATAAATTTTTATTCGGCAGTTTTCTGCAATAAATGAGATAAAATAAATTTTTCTCTTGACAAGATTGAAATACGGTGTATAATAGATATTAGTATCTAATACACCCCCCCTCTATATCTATTAGTATTATAAATAGGTTTCGATTGTAATACATAATGGTTTATTTCTCCTAAATTTTGCTCACTAGTGCATATATAAAGGGCACCACCCCTGGTGGCCCTGGCGTTCCCCCTTTGTTCTTTATATAAATATAAATATATCCTTATATATGCAACAATACGTATTCCCCTAGGAAAGAACAAAAGGTGAACAAGAGATTATGCATACATAAACATATCTTTATATGTTAGTTTTGTTATCTTAGGGGTATATCAATTCGATATATGACGGAATGGAGTATACTGGTCCAACATAGGGGTACTGGGATGGTATATGCTCGTTTGATATATATCATTCCGATATATGTTAGTCTGTTATATATCAATATGATAAAGCCCTATCGTAGCTATGCAAGCAATGCATACCGGCTATGCATAATGAGCATATTGAAATTCTAATAATCGTCACCATATGAGTAGGGTAGCAACCAAACACGGAGAAACGACAATGATCTATCCCGTTATGTCTTGGCAAGAGTTGAAAGGCTGGGAAGACGATATCAACGCTTCTGATCATTATGATCCTTCTGACAGGATGCAATTTGAAATCGAGATGACCGCCTATCATCAACACTGTGATCTATACAGGCACGATACGGACACTGATGATGACTTCCTATTAGAATGCGATAGCCGTCCATTACAAGAATGGTTGGAAGATTTGGAAGAGGTTTAAATTAGTAGGGGCAATCGAAAATAAATCCTTGATTGCCCCTTGTAATTTAAACAATCGACACAATATAAAGTAGTATGATGACGAGAAAACAAAAACGACAAACTAGAAAGTTAGACCGCAAGTGGAAAAACCTTCTAGGCTATTCAAGTAGGGCCGACATGGTTAGGCCGATAGCTAACAAAGTCAAAAGGAAGTTAGCACCAGCGTAACAGCGTGACATATTGGGTGTCGTCCCACCCAGCCTAATGCAAAGCGGATGTTAATGGAGGTATCTAATGGATACTATCAGAGACTACACTATTGCAGTAATCAAAACGACCAAGCCGTCAGAAGGTTGGACCATGCGGAACATCCAGACCCAAGCGGTCGAAGTATTCCCACATTGGGAAAAGGATTTTGTGCAGAGTATAGTTCGTAACGCAGTATTACAACATTGCAACCAATAGGAGAACAGAGTGAGAACAAAGCTGAAGGCATTTACTGCCGACATATATCGGGTACGCAAATATAAGAAAGCGTACAAGGTATACCGCACGGCCCGTG